CGCGCTGCACCGGATGCACAACACGAGATCCAGGAACTAGCAGAAATGGTAGGTGATATTATCCGACCGTTATTCCCGGTATCATGGGAGGCATTGACAATTGTTACTTAATATGTTAGGTGTCGGTCTGTTATGCTTAATGCTGACAGCAACACCGTCTAAGGCTGATCCACCTGCGGATTGTATAGATATCAAATCCGCTGAAAGTACTCTGATGGCGAGGTATAGAGAGAGTAAGATCTTTGTTGGTGCATCAGAGAAAGGTCACCTGATCGTGATCTATTATAATCAGGCCAACGGATCGTACAGTATTGGGTTTGTACATCCAGAACACCCTGATCATATCTGTCCAGAGGATGTAGGTACAGCGGTATATAAACTGGATAAGTATCGAAAAGCAGACGGCCCATAAACAAACAATAACCCCCGGAAGGAATCAACCAACCGGGGGTTTATTTTATGCTTAGTTATGTATGTTTGACCTAACGCTTTGTAAATCCACTACCGAAGTATAGGCCGGTGATAGCAGCGACTAGGTTTGTATCAAGAGGTGTAATAACCAGACCTTGGAACGATACCCATTCGGTGGCTTTCTCTGGCCCGAATAGCCAAGCTAGTAGACCTCCTTGAATTTCCAGATAACCAACTGTTACAATCCAAGGGGTGTCCAGGTACATCAAGGCAGCTACTTTAGGAAGTACGACAATGGAAAAGATAGACGATAATGCAATGATTCGTCTAGTCCAAGCGAAGTGCTTATCCTTTAGACCGTATTCCCTAGCGGACTGAACAATCCTAGCTTCCTCAGTGAGAGCAGCGATATACATCTTGTTACGCTCGTGGGATGCTTTGATACTCTGACCCCAGATAGACATGATACCCCCGAGAACTGTTGAGAACAGCAGGGTTAATATCTCCATAGGTAAGCCAGACATTATTGTCTCCCGTAGTCTTCTATGACTTTTCTACCCCCTCTAATCATACTAGGCACAGTAATTTCTCTAATAGGAGCATCTTCTAGTGGGGCTAGTTGATCGTACAGATCGATAGTAGCTAGTAAACGTTTGTTATGCTCTTCGTTAGCCGGGTCTTTCTCTTCTTTATAAGACAGTCTAGGTACAAGAAGATCCAGCACACCCTGATCTGACAACGGAGTCGTATCTATACCCTGCTTTCTAAGCGAAGATCGGGCAAGAGAAACAACGCCGGGACCACCTTCGCGAATTGTTCCTAAGACCTTTGCTTCTGTGTCATTATTTAAACGGTTCCTGATCTTAGACACAGCAGTAACTACAGGGTATTCCTCTTCCATAATGATGTTAGCGATATCGCGAAGGTCATTGACGTTAGAGAAACCCGCCGCTTTACGGAAGCGTTTAATCTGTTCAGGAGCATCGGAGCTTACACTGTTGTTGTAGGCTAACTGAATGATCCGACGCTTATCAGCCAGACTAGCGGTACGATACGCCCGCGACTTTAGGATTGGTATTAGGACAGCCTTGGACACCTCACCCAAAATACGATCTCTCTTGTTATCATACTCTGGAACACTTGAGTATCGACGGAGAGAGTAAGGATCAATACCGGTTTTCTCGATCTCGTTCATAATAAGATCGTTATCCATGCTCGGTGTAGCACCGAAGAATTGGCGGAATACAGCCCCTCTACCGGACCTCGGTTGTTCCCCGGTAAATGAAGCAGCCCTAGGTGTTTTGCTAAAGATCTGATTCTCGAATGGCGTACCTTTGACTGTCTCTTTTACCAGCCCGTCCATAAAGCCTTGTATTGCCGCGCGGATCTCGGGATCGTCCGGCAAGAACTCTTCTGGAATAACATCTTTCTGTAGTCTACGATCTCTATAATCTCTTTCTGAAAGGCCTTGAGATGTCACTGCCTCATACGCGGGGCGAGTGGGGATAAGAAATCCATTTGTAAATGACCCAACCATCTTACCAACAAACTCACCCAGCTTTTTATTGACGTCTTCGGTGTTTTCAGGGGATGTAAGGGCCTCCATAAGTTCAGTAAGCTCCGGTGCAACAGATCCACGAGAACCAGCTAAACCAGCCAAAACTTCCGCAGCATCATTGGCGTACGTCTCTGGAAACGGAAGATTATTCGCAAACCGGTGAATGGCGTCCATTGCTAACATATACCCAGATAACGGGAATACCCTTTTTATATCAAGCTCTTGATCCCCGGATTTAATCTTGTTCCATGTGTCCCCACCGGCGTAGGTATACAAAACGTAAGTGGAGGCGTATAACGATATAGCCCCGGCAGATTCAACAAAACCTTCCTTAAACTTAGTAAAATACTGCAATGACTCTCTTTGTGCTTCCAGACTCAGTTCGCCCAGCGCGTCTACTTGGGTGCCGAGATCCTTTACAACGACGCGAAGATTAGCTTTTTCCGCCTTATCAGTGGAAGCCACAAGTTTCTGTTGAGCGTCAATAAGGCGCTCTTGTGCCTCTTGATACGCTTTACGTTTAGCGGCAGGTACACCGTTCATACGCATTAATTTAGCAAAGTTCCAGCCAGATTTTACGGCACCGAAAGGCAAGACACGGTTCAACGTATACACAAAACTATTGGCTTGGAATGTCGGGAATGGTACAGCGACCTTTACAAGTGGAACTTTCGCCGCAAAGCCGATAAAACCGTCCAACGTGTCTTGAACGAACTTGCCACCGAAAGGCATCTTCTCACCGATTTTACGATTCTGGTACGCCATATCGAAAGCAAATTGAATAGACTTAGACACCATCTCATCGTTCAGTAGATCAAGTCGATTATACTGAATAAGATCCCGTAAGTTTGATAGTTTCTTCGTGGTGCCGTTAGATAGAGTAATAGAAGGTGCTTCAATCATGCCGAGATTGACCTTCTCGATATATTGAGCGTTCAACTCTGTAAGAAATGAAGCAGACTTAAACCACCGATCCTGGTACACGTTTAAGGCATTGATAGTCACCGACGCCTTACCTAACTTATTCAGCGGCCCTTTACCTTTGTACTGAGACGGGATAAGATCATCGAACACCTTGATAATCTTTGTGTCCACCTCGTTAAAGAATAATGCTACATGCTGAGTCAAAGCAATAGATTCACCTGCATCAGAGAAATTGTTTAATACGTCAAAGGGATTTCGTTTTAGAATCTCAGTCTGATCTAGCGGATCAAGACCTAGCGCACTCCTCTGTACATTGATAAGCATGTTATCGATGGTAGCACGAGCGAACTCTTCTGGTAGACGGGCCACACTGCCTAGCACGTTAAGTGCAGTTGTACTAGGCTGAGATACAAGAAAAGCACGCCAGATATCAATAGTCTTAGAAAACCAAGGGGTAGTCTCTTCTTCCTTGATAGTCTTGTTAAGCTCCTTAATATACTGGTTGACGACAGCCATTTTTTTATTATCGACCCCGCCGATTTTATTGGCTAATTCTAAAAGTTGTTGAGTCTTCTCAGCAGATTGTAGTTGTAGCATACGACCGGCCTGACTGATATCAGCCCTATAAATCTGCGCGAGTGTCTCCATGCTAATACCCTCAGCATCAAGAACCTTACGCACATTATCAAAGTTTTCTTCAGGGATAACGTCGATAATCTGAGCAAACCGCTCAGTGATCTTTAGACGGGGGTCAAATACGCCGGGTGGCACATAAGGATTTGTAATGATTTCAGGGGAAGACAGGAAGTCAATTATAGTCTCATTAATCTGCGCCAAAGTTTCGATAGGGATTGACTTAACCAGTTTATCCGGGTCAACCCCAGGCTCGGCAATATTTAGGAATTTTCGACCTTCCGCTACTTGCTTGGGATCTAGGAAGTCTCCGTATGATTTTACGTATTTGTTAAGCATACGATTAGTTTCTCTGGCAGACGGAGCCTTTAGATCCGCCAGAGAAATTTCAAGCATGACCGCACCCTTATCGAAACCACCTACACCCTTGAAGTCTTTGTCAGCCCCTTTAGGTAGATACTGTACCTGAGCAGTCTTTTTAGTTTCGTCAATTGATACAACTCGACCTAATGAATCGTAGTCACTTTTGACGTTATCTGGAATAGACTCAGAAGTAACAAATACTTCTGCTAGATCTTTCTTAACATCAATAGGGGCGGTTTGACCAGCGACAGTGGGCGGGGCCAGAACAGCTTGTTCTAGGTTATCCATAGCAGCAACCTGACCCTGGACAGAAGCGGCCTCGGTCTGCTTGAATAACTGATCCATCTGTTCTTCCATCTTGGCGGCTGCACGACCACCTAGACCACCGGCTACACCACCTACGACACCGCTAAGACCGGCAGCAATCGCTAGACCGGTAGGGTCATATCCCTTACGTACGTCTAGATCCTGCTCTGCTCTCTGTACTGAACCCTCAGCAACAGCACCTAGAGCCCCTTCAGTTACAGCACCGGTGGCAACACCTGTAGTGATAGGGCGTTTTGCCGCTTTAGAGGCTAAGGATTGACCTATTACTTTCTTAAGGACCGCCCTACCTGCTGTAGATGCTACCAACTTACCCGCACCAAAACCTAGCAGGTTGATAGGGTCAGCGATGTTGTAGGCCAGGATTTCACCAGCGGCCATCAGGCCAGACCCAACCCCCTCAACATCAGCAAAGTTTTCCAGTTCATTATCAAAGGTGTTGTATAGCCGACCTAGTTTTTCCTTATACTCAGGATCGTCGATCTCCGAAGCATAGTTAGCAAATGTCAAAGCATTCACGGTATTGTTTTGAATACCACGATACTCTGACAGGAAGTCCTCTACAGCTTTATCAGCATCGGCGTAACCTCTATTGTACCTATCTCTCGAATAACGATCAATAGTACGCATAAGGTCGCTATCTTTTTTGATATCCTCTAAGGTAAGAGGTTGCTTCTCCTCGACCATGAGTAAGTGTTATCCTCCAGGTTGCAGGATTCGTGGGTTTCCCGGTTCGACCATTTCGATTTTATAAATTTCCCCGTTATACTCTACTTCATATACAGGCGGTTTACTCTCGTCGGTCTGAATATTAGGCGCGTCACCAGAGTCTATCTGCTCAGTAATAGCCTGAAGTAAGCCAGGATCAATAGGTTTTGGCTGTTTCGGGGTTCCCGGCGCATCCGCTGTGTCTTTTTTAGCCGGAACATACTGTTCCAAGTTCTTCATCACCTCTGAAACGCTGGTACGATTCATGTCAGAAGAAATCTTAGAGATTACAGCCTCAGCCTGCTCTGTGGATAAACTTTCATGGCCGCCCATCGCATTATAAATAGTGTTAACATCAGTAATAATACTAGGAAGATCATCCTCAGTGTACGCCTGACCAATCCGTAACCCGTTTAGGATCAGGAATTTCCGTAGGATGCTGTCTTTCGTACCTGCAAAGGTTTTTACGCGATCAATAGTTCGGTCAAAAGGATCTACGACTACTTTAACATTTTCGCTCTCAGCGAATAGTTTTTCGTACTTAGCCCATTCACGGCTGTCTACTGGAACCGGATTATAAATCCTGTTAAGATTAACAGACGCTTCCCTAATATCTGAGGTAATCCTTGAAGGATCAGTTTCCGCCAGTTCTTGTTGAGAAGGTGCGCCGGTAATACCACGAATAACCCTGCCGAAGAAACCTTCCTCGGTCTGGGTCTCTACATCCATCTTAGGAGGTTCGATAACCTTAAACGCTTTTGCAGGATCAAATTTACCTTCCTCGGTAAGACCGCTGAGTAAAAGACTCTTATTGAAATTACTCGGTGTTAGTCCTCGAACCTTGGATTGAGTTTCGAAACTTCTACCAGCCGCTGCCAGTAATGCCGGGTCATCACCGATCTTAATTTTAAGTTCAGGTGACAGAACTTCCTTCGCAAGATCAACGTATTGTTGCTCTGTCATCTTTTTTCGGTTTAGTTCTCGTTTAGCCTCACGACTTAACTGATCAAACTGATTACGTCTACGCTCCATCATCTCAGCGTTACGTTCCTTAGCATCCTCAATCTGATTAGTGAGGCTACTAGCAGCACCGATAACAAACCCTGGTGAAAAGAAACCCATTATTCTGGCCTCCCCATTAGACCGCTAGAAGGAGCAGATACTTCTTCTTCAACAGGTGCCTGATCCATTAACGGTTCAGTAGGCTCTGATACGACTTCTTCTTGCATCATTTCTGGTTGTTCGTCTTCATCATCAGGTTCATCAAGACCTTGCTCTAGAGCCTCACGTTTTTTGTAGAGCATGTCAAGAAGGTTCTCGTAGGACTCGTCTTGCTTTCGTGGGGCTAAGGGGATATAGTCCACACCGGATTTCTCTAGCAGCTTACCTGCCACTTCAAATACCGGGCCAGCAATAAGGTGCATAACATCATTGGTATAGTAACCTTCAGCCCAACCAGCGAAGACAATAGGTCTGACCATAAGTTCCAGAGGTACGCCTAGTTCTGCTGCTACAGCGATACGCTTAAACACATCAGGGTTAGCAATACGATCAACCAGAAAATCGTATGCTTCTGTTGGGTCAACATACATAGGCGGACGTTCATCCGGTTGAGACCCTAACTCGTGGGTTAGGGAAGCACCAGGAATAGGCCCGTTAAAACTTTGATCATTGGGTTGCATAAGACACCTTAGTAATTATATCGACCGATACCGCCAGAAGATAGAGACCCTGCCGCACCAGCATCAGCATCGATGGCACTAAGCATAGCCTCGTGACGATTGATAAGCGTTTGAATTGTACCAAATGAAGCGGAGTCTTCTGGTAATGTTTCCAAACCTCTGGTGCCGGGTTCCATTACGTTCTCTACCCTGCGCCGGAATGGGGCCTGTCGAGTAGAAAATTTAGCGGGCAGGGTCTGGGATCTACGACTGCCACCACCAAGAAGGGATGATGCTGCACTACCTGCTACCGATGCGATAATACTTCCGATCATTATTTACCTCTTTACTTTGTCTTTTTCGGAGTTGGGGCAAACACAGAACTGATAATACCGCCAGCGATACTACCAAATAATCCGCCTACAGCCAAGTCAGATGCAAGATCTAGATCACGGTCATAAGCGAAAGAAGCCAAGGCCAGATTATTCCGATATTCCTGATCATTCAAAGCCGTAACCCGAGCAAAGTTAATCTCGTCTCGCTGCTGCTGTAGGATCTGAGCCTGAGCATTCTGACTGATATTAAACAGGTTGCGTACGTTAAACTCGTTCTCGGCATTAGCGATTGCAGTATTAGCGGTATTAATCTGTCTGCGATATACAGCGTTAGCCTGATCGATAACGATGCTGTTCTTAAGATTAAACTGCTCCCGCTGGTTTGCCAGTTCAGAGTTAAACTGTGCTACAGCATTGGTCTGACCTGCATTAAACTGTTCAATAGCATTTTTCTGTGCAGTATTAAACTGTGCGGTCTGATTAAACAGGTTAGCAAAGAACTGATCATTCTGCTGTTCAGATGTAGCATTGAACTGGCGAGCACTATTAACCGCAGACTGATCATTAAATAGAGACTGGATCTGATTCTGTGTGTTGGTTACCCGAGCCTGTTGTTCATTGTTTAGGTTCTGTAGATCCATCTGCAATGTCATCTGAGCATTCAGGACTTCGGCTTGCTGACGGTTATTCAGATTTAGTTCCTGCATACGCCGATAAGTTTCAGCATCGGCAGCGGCAATAGGAGTGCTGGCCTCCATAGCAGCCTGAACAATAGCAGCACCGGCCATACTAGAGGCACCCATACCACGGGCGGCTAGTCTCTGTTCAGCGGTACGGATAGCACCGGCAGCAAAGGCAGGGATCTGACCGCCTTCAAACTGCTGCATAAGTTGAGCAAGCTGACCCTGAACAGTAGACTTTACATCCACCTCACCCCTAGCAGGTTCTACATAATCTGTCAAGCCCTGTTGTTTAGCAGCTTGGATCTGGGTCTTGGCTACTTGATCGGCAACCTGAGTAGCTTCATATGAAGTAGCCCCGGTCTTGGTAGGATCTACAGCCTGAGATACTTGTGCCTGAGCAGCCTGAACATTATATTTTGTAGGAGTAACCGTATACTTATCTGCATCCAGAAACTCATCTGGTTGTGCTTGATAACGCTCTAGGGATAGTTCTGTTCCTGGGGGAAGTTCAGGATTCTCAGCAAGTTCAGCCATCTTACCGAGAGGAGTTACTTTACCATAAGGATCTACATAGGACTGTTGAGAACCAACAGCTTGTTTAAATCTCTCGTAACCGCCTTCACCGAATACACCTAGATAACCTGTATCACGAGCGATCTTACGTTCGTTTAGAGTGTCGAGGATTGTCTTTAGTTCTAGTACGGCAGGATCGTTAGGTGTGGTTGCATTCTTGGCAGCATCGATCTTTTCCTGTAGATTAAGATCTTTTGGGATACCTGTACCACCTATAAGGTCTTGACGGATCTGATTAGTCTCTGGATCTAGGAACGAAGTTATATCAGTCTCGTACTGACCTACAGTACCTCTAGTAGTTTCATATCCCTGGATCGACGCCACATCTTCTGCTGATCTGCGGAATGGATCAGGTGCCTGTTGCTGATACTGGTCCGGTAACTGTTGCTGAGGGTTACTAGGGTATAGACCTTGATAATGCGCATATAGTGCTTCATCGCGGGTAGGCGCTCTACCATACTGCTGCGTGAACAGGCTGTCAGTCCGATATTGACCCTGACCTGTAAAACCGGGGCTTTGAGCAACATCAGGGCGGATTGCTAGATACGCTTCCGGGTCAAACTCGGCATAAGACAAAGTTCCTTCTCGCGGTGTATAAGCACCAGAGCTATAATAATCACTATAATTATAGTTGCCGATCTGAACCATGCCTTACTCTTTTCTTTTATACAGGATAATTCATTAAGCCGGATGAATACACTGGCTGGGTTACTTGGTCTCGTGGATCGATTGTCATTGGACCCAACGGACCCATAAGGGTTTGCTGACCTTGAGCCGGGGGAGTAAACTTCTGGGTTTGTGCATATTGAGTAGCAGCCTGAGTAGCCCCTCCAGGTTGAATACCTGCTGTAGCACCCATAGCGGCGACAGGAGCAGCCATACCACCCATAAGAGCACGCTGTTGTTCAACACCGGTATTAACTTGCTGACCTACATCGGAAACCTGCTGAGAAAGTTGTTCCCGACCTTCTACACCTGATGTCTGGATCTGGGCACGCTGACGTTGTGCTTCCCGACGATACTGTTCAGCGGCCCGCTCTAGTGCATCAATGTTCTGAGATACACCACCGACTGCACCAGTGATATCCTGAATACCGCCTGTTAGTTGCTGACCTAGTGCCTGTTGACCACCCATAAGACCAGCCTGACCTGCGAACAAGGTTGAGGGCTGACCCTCAGCAGGAGCACCTACGGCACCCATGATAGCACCTTGACCTTCGCCTAGTGCCAACTGACCGCCGATAAGGGCTTGCTGACCTGTACCTAGACCTGAGATACCTGTCTGAATATCTTGCTGACCTGTACCTAGACCTGAGATACCTGTCTGTAGGGTTTCTTGACCAGCCATAAGACCTTGCTGACCTGTACCTAGACCTGAGATACCTGTCTGTAGGGTTTCTTGACCAGCCATAAGACCTTGCTGACCAGCCATAAGACCTTGCTGACCAGCCATAAGACCTTGCTGACCAGTACCCAGATCTGAGATACCTGTCTGAATTGGTTCAAAATCAATAGGTGCCTGTTGAGCCTGATTAGATTGTACGACCGTGGTTGTACCGGGCGCGAAGGAACCAGAACCATATATGTTAGACAGAGCGTTATATGCGGCCTGTTGTTCCGGGGTTGCACCGGCAATATACTGTTGAAACCTCTGGGTGGGATCGGCAGAGAACTGACCACCATACCCCGTTGCTTGGCGAAGTGCTGCATGGTACTGTGGTAGACCAGCCTGTACTTCTGCTTGTGAATAATACAATTGCCCGTTTACTGCTGTAGGCATGATCTCACCTCTTTTCTAGTATCTTGTCAAGTTTATCTTCAAGCCGGTTAAGACTTTCCATAACACGGCGCATATCTTCCCTTAGTTCTGCACGAGTGGCGTACTCTTCTCGGGTGTCTTGAAGTTTTTCCTCAAGACGCTTAATCTCTGAGAATAAAGACTTGAATATCCAAGCGGCAGGTGCCACTATAAGTGATAGGATTATATTCCATATAACGGTTGGTGATAAATCCATGCCCGAGAATCCTGAACAAAAGAGTTTATATTATTATTTGGGTTGTTCTGATACAGGCCAACCAGAAGTAATGTCGATAGCCTCGAGTTCTGTAGCATTTGCGGCTGCATTAATTGCTACCCGAAGATCATATTCTCGTGACCAACATTCCGCGATATAATCATCAACCGCTATGAAGATTGCCGTTGCCTGAGTTGCATCAGCCTCAATCATATCACCTGCCCTGGTTACGGCTTTGTCATGGCGCAGGCCAAGACTCGACGCCGCCGATGGACCCGTCATTGGCGTCGATATTATCGAGGGTGCCCCGACCCGCCCACGTAGTCACCGCGTCGACCGCGTCGAACAGCGCCGCCTCTCGTTGAACGAGTGCCTTGTAGCGCGCTCGTGCCGCCGCCAGGATCGCGTTGACCGCCGCTTGGTTCGGCAAACTGATCCGCGCCCCGCGTGCTGTAACAGCCTCGACCGGGACGACACTAAGAGCTTGCTCCAGTGTCGTGAACCCGCTAGGAGATAGGTCAATCACCTCCCCGTCGACGGTCACGCCTTCTGCGATCAAATCGCGGAAACGCGCCGTGATAGAGGCTTTCTTCGCGTCTTTCAGGCGCTCTAGCTCGGCAAGCTGCTCAACCTCATTCATCGCTCTTTTCGGACGCCCGTACTCCCATGATCCAGAAGCCGCCAGTTGTCCGCTCGGGATATCGGGATCGCCATCCCAGACCTCGCCCTCTCCAAGGGTGGTCACAAACGACACTGGCGCCAGAGACAGTTCGGTCAGCGTCGCCAGTGGGATCAGGCGCGGGAACAAGGCGTGCGGCGCCATGTCGCGCACCTTGCCGTGTGCTTGGTAAGCACCGTCGTCGTGGCGAACAACAATCGTAGAGTGCTCAAACATCGCTACCTCCTAGGTCCAAATTTCATAGCCAGACGGAACAGGGTAGGTTAGGTTTGCGGCAAGTGTTGCCGAAGCTAGCCCCGACATTGACGCGAACAAAAATACGTTCGCCGAGACACCTGTAAATATTGGCGACCCTCCGTCAAACCACGACCCGTTTCGACCGAAGTACAAATCCCCCGTGGTGCTATCAAATCGCACCATAAATATGTCGCCGTTCGTGATCGGGCCGCCCGTGTACGATGAGAAGATATTGTTGTGCACCTTGTCACCGTTGTACTGCACCCCCCAGCCACCCGAGGTGCTTCCTAGGTAGCCGCTCGAAAGTGAAACAGTCGAGGTTCCAACGCCAAAAATGTTGTTGGCCACCGTCGTTCCGATAGTGATTTCGCCGTACAATTTGTTCGACCCATCCGTTTGCTTGATGGATCGTGTTCCTTTATAGACGCCTGCCGAGTTGTTTATGCTAGCGACACGGTTTCCGCTGGACAGTGTAATGTTGCCGTCCGTGTCCGCGGGATTCCAGGTGGTCTGGACCAGCGGAACTTTGCTTCCCAACCCGACGAGTTTTGCGTGTCCGACCGGCATCAGGCGAACGCCTGACCCGACACGTACCCCAGCCAAGTCGTCCCGGCGTCGGTCGTCTCGAAAAACAACACGTCCTTGCCCGTCGTGGCCGTTGTCGTAAGCGTCGGAGCCGTTCCATTCGGCCAATCGACCGATGCAGGCACGGTTGCCGTGCGGCTGCCAGTTCCATCCTGGATAAGTTCTAAACGGAAAGAGCCGTAATTTCCCGTCGCGGGCGGGTTGCTGAAGGTGAGGGTACAGTTGGCGGTCAACGTGATCTTGAAAACGTTCCCGTTTTCCAAGTCAATCGTATAGGTCGCCCCGGAATTTGCTGTGACTACTGTTTCAGAGATGTCTTTGAACTTCACCCTGTTTACTTCGTTGTCGCCGCCAGACACCACGCCGCTCAAGGTCACGGCGTCGACCGTCAGCGTATTGCCGTTCATGTCGAGAGTGCCACCGGCAGTTAAAGCCTCTGCATCAGATAGCGCCCAACCAGAGTTTTGAATAGTTTTACCGGTAGTTCCGTCCCATCTAACAAGCGTATTGTCAGTAGAAGAGGATGGACCGTTTACATCACCAGCACCTAGATTGCTCCTTGCCGTGGCAGCGTCACTTGCACCTGTTCCACCATCGGCTACGGCTAGATCTGTAATACCTGTAATATCACCACCGTCAATATCTACAGTAGTGAAGTTACCTGTGGAAGCGGTAATAGAAGTAACACCAGTAATATTACCGCTATCATCAATAACAACACCGCTATTCTGGACCAGACTCCCACTTGTCCCATCCCAGCGAACAATAGCATTATCGGTTGAACTGGCGGGACCGGTTACATCACCTGGATCACCCTTATCACCGGCTAGGTTGATATCAAGGAATACACTGTCACTGTTAGAAAACGGGCTGGCTGTGCTTGAAGATGTATTAATAATAGTGAGTTTAGTATAACCGGAAGCGTTAGTTACACCTGTAACCTTAAACTGTAGGAAAGATTCCGGGCTAAACTCTTTACGTAGGGTGATCGTACCTAGAACAGATGAAGGATTGTTACCACCTGATAGCAACTGAATGAAAGCAGATACATCGGCTGCATTAGCTTCTTCATCATCAATATAGATTTCCGTAGCGGTATTCTGGGTGGCATTGTTTAGCCTAAGTACACCGCTACCAGGATCAGAGTCGGTTGTGGTTGTGCTAAAGGTGTAAGGAAGTGCATTACCGATATCAGACAGGTTACTGATACCAGAGATAGTCCCGCCTGTGATTGCTACGTTATTAGCATTCTGAGTAGCAATCGTACCTAGACCGAGTGTAGTCCGTTGAGCAGAAGCATCAGCATCATCTAGCAATGCCCGACCGGCTGAGGTAAGACTAGTGGTTGCATAAGTATCAGATGCCGTGGTATATAGCATCTGGTTAGCAGAAGTGGTCAGGCCGGAGATAGACTGTAGACCGGCATCATAGGCTTGAACATTAGTCCCGATTGCTAGACCAAGATTAGTCCGGGCGGCAGAAGCAGTAGATGCACCTGTACCGCCATCAGCAATCGCTAGATCAGTGATGCCAGTGATAGATCCGCCTGAGATAGTAACAGTGGTAAAGGTTCCACCGTTAGAAACTGTAGCACCTGTAAAATCAATAGTGCTACCGGTAGATACGGTTAGGTTAGTAAATGTACCAGCGGCAGGAGTGGTCGCACCGATAACTGTATTATCAATTGTACCAGCATTAATATCAGCGGTATCAGCTACCAGAGAATCAATATTAGCAGTACCGTCGATATATAGATCCTTGAACTCGAATGAGGATGAACCTAGATCAATGTCATTGTCAGTAAATGGTAGGATAGCCCCGTCTTGGATACTGATCTGACCTACAGGGGCAGCACTGAACTCGACATAGAAGTTGATCTGGTTAGCACTGGTATCTACAAAGATAAGATTGTTCTGGTCTAGGTCAGCGATACGATCAATAGGTGGACCTTCGGCAGCAGTACCATCATGCTTATGACCGGTAGAGTTATTAAAGGCTGAGAGGATCTGGTTAAACTCAGCGTTAAGCGGTGGTGCAGATACGATCTCACCGTTTAGAATTTGAGCCAGAGATTGCCGTGTATAACCTGCCATTATCTATATCCTGCTTCTTGGAAAGTAAGGCCCCAGCCTTGAATACTGTATGGTGCTTCCGTACCGATTGATGTAATAACAAAGCTGACAGATCTGCCGGAGCCTTGGATATTCTTTTCTAGAACGGGACTACTAGAACCGCCGAAAGTAAAGGTTGACCCATAGGTTCCTCCGGTAGAGAAATAACGAAGGATTGCACCTTGAGTGGAAAGACCGTAAGAGTTAGGGTTATATTTGTTAGGATCATCCCAATCATAATATACAGCCATATTGAAACTAGAAGTACCTTCTGGTCTGGTATAGATAGATACTTTATGAAATATCTTACGACGCTCTGTACTATCAAAGTAAAAGAACGGAGTAGCATATACCGCAATTACATCAGCACCGTTAAACGAGTTACCGGATTCTTGCTTGAATACATACCCGTCAAGATCACCGTGAACCGTAGTCTCAATAGTATTGATGGTGTCCGAGTAAGCCACGAAAGATCGGATACCTAATAGTTCCCCGAACTCCCAACCGACACTGTTATTAGCAAACCGTAGACCGCCAATAATACCGAAAGCATCGGTGACAGAACCAGTCTCGCTAGGGAAGAAATAACGGAACTGAGATTTATTCTTGATAACTACAGAACTCATAAGGTCCAGATCATAGTTCTCAGGTAGGGCTTGCAAGATCTGCTGGATAGGTTTAGATACGGTCTGTAGTTCGATATCCCCGATACGGGCGGTACCCTGGATAGGTCTGATACCATCTGATGCCAGGAACAGGATATCACCACCGATCTCAATGATACTATCAGAAGCGATACAACCGACATTACTTGTTACTTCTGAGAGAACAAAGTCTGACGAGTTGTTACCTTGTAACCGTTTGATCTGTCTCTCACCGAATATATATAGAGCATCACGGAACTTAGCTATACCAGTAACGGTAAAACCTGCGTTAATCTCTCCTGCACCACCAGCCGGATCATATCTTAGGTCTGAGTTAGGGTTACTAAAGGTGATACTGTTGGAGTTATCCTCAGAACCGGCAAAGAATAGGTGGTTTCGGAAATCCGTGACGAACTTAGCACCTTCGATATTTGCGATATCTACATGGGTATAGAACCAGTTTACCGCTGTACCACCTACATTGTTTTGAGTTGATGTAGCTGTAGCTGAGATAACAAAAGTATAAGAGTCAGCATCAACTACGGTAGCAACAGTATATTCATTACCGTTAATGTCTTCCGTACCGATATTGACATTGACATTGCTGAACTTGACAATATCCCCGACGTGCATACCATGAGCAACCTGAGCTACAGTGACTATACTGGTTCCGTTGCTGATTGAGAAAGGGTTAGATAACTGGTCCTCAGTTTCGCTTAGGCTTGAACCTTGACGGTCGTATAGTTCGATAGGAGTTGCTGAGTTATGTCTTAAGGGCCGGTTAACCCCGTCTACGACAACTACAACTTCTGACCCGGTAAAGCTATGTTCGTTAGTTCTGAGTTTAGTTACGCCTACAGCACTACGAGTATTAGTATCTGAGGTGTTGTTTACCGCTGACCAGCCAACGCCATTTGTATGATCGTAGATGGTATAGTATCGACTTACAGTATAAAAGATTGTAGCTGCTGTACTGGTTACTGTGCTGTCAGCAGCCTCATCAGCAACGAAGGTAAAACTATCTGTAGTCGGAGTAGATGCAACTACAAACTCATTATTGTTTAGATCTAATCCACCAAGGTTAGTATCAATATTACTAAAGGTGACCCATTCACCAACAGATAAACCATGTGCAGCAGAAGTAACAGTTACAATTGAACTACCTGAAGTGAGAGATACAGCACCTACAGATAGAGTGGCAGAAGTAGAATCAATTGAGTTACGTCTTGCTGCATAGACCTTGTCGTTGTGAATCCAGACACCCAAGACTTTACCAGTGCCGGGGACTTGTGGATTGTCAGCATCATAATACTCATAACCGTTGATCCGGCGATATCCTCCAAACTGAGATACCTCAAAGTTTGTCATACGGATTGCCGCACCGGGTTCAGTACCAGCGAGGGTTAGAGCATCCTCGTTAGTATATAGACCACCCCTAGCAATGATTGTTACATCGCGGAGATTGTCAACCATTACTTACTGCCTGCCGGAACGTTAATTAGTCTATTAACCCTAGTATCCCGAAGATCAGTAAAGTTGTTTGTTAGCAGTTTACGCATATTTTCAATGCCGCGAATAAATCGTTGCTGGGCTAGAGTAGCCTGTTGAGAATTATCACGGAACATATAGCAGTGATACATAGCCCCATCGATAACCACGTTCTTAAACTGGTCTGGGACAGCCATTGTATCAGTAGCGTTACTCAAAGCAGTCTGATACTGGTAATAGTCATACTCGATACTATATGCTTTATCAGGAATAGGAGTTAGACCGATACGATTGTCAAGAGTTTTGTACACGTAATTAGGGGTATCATAGTCAGCAGTACCCGCATTACCATCCCGAATATAGAACCGTTGAAGATAGGTATCATAGTTAATTTGTCTTAACCTTACCGCCTGGATATTTTCTGCTTCATCCTTGGTGATACGAAATGAATCCCAGTCAACAACCTTCATATTACTTTCAGACGAATATACAGACGTACCGGCAACCAAGGTTAGTGTGCCGGTCTGATGGTTAAACGGGAACCCGAACTGCTCCTGACCGATTTCATCAAGTGCAATATTGACTGCATCCTTAACCGAGGCATGAAAACCAATAGCGGTTGGAAATTCGTCCGAAGTAAGCTGGACTTCATTCAACCGCTTTAGTGTATCATTAACTAAGGTAAGGAAAGTTGTTGCCATTTAAGCAGCCTTTAACCAGCGAACAGGAAAGTCATCATGTAAAATATACTCGGTTTTGTTTATATTATTTTGAATAAAACATGTTAGGAATGTATCGCCGCAGACATTAAAGTTGATACCTTTTTGATTACTAAGTATCTGGATAATCTTCATGGCTTCCTCAGCCATACCAATATACTCAGTGGTTGTATGGTAAAGTTTATTTGTTATAGGGCATGATACGGTTACTTCTTCACAAGATTCATCATGCTTATTTTCACGGTTTACTCGATAGTTACCAGAGGCTTTATCATAACCGCAGTCAAATCCGAATAGATTGATATTCTTATAACCAAGCCATATGGAAAGTAGAATAGCATGAACAGTGGAGTTAGATCCGGCAGACATACACTTATCAGAGGGTCGCCACGTTTTAGAAGTGACAGTATCGATCATGTATGTCTTGTAGTTCTTTAGTGCATCGAATAGACTAGGATCACACTGAGAAGAAATAATGTAATTGGTTTTTTTATTTAGTTGGGCTTTATCACCAGACTCTCGTGGATCGATAGAGACAGAGTATCTAGGATCACACCCGATAGAGGTAAGATAATCTACAGTTTTGGAAGCAAAGATATCGTTATTAGATGTACGAAGAAACTCTTCAAACTTCTTGATACTAGGTCCAGCAGCACATATATTAATTTCTTGGCTACGTTTATGTGGACTGTTCTTTAGTTTAGAAATAGATGGAAGGTTTCTATTCTTGTTATTCTCATAGTTAGACTTGAGTATATCTTCTGAGACTGAACAGTTTAATTGTATCATAGTATTCCAAATAGGTCAAGGGGAGATCCCGAAGGATCTCCCCAAGTTTGTTAGGCTAGATCACGAGCAACTTCAGCCGGACCTGGAATTTCAGCCAGATCAGACATGTAAGCAACTACGCGAACAGTGCCGGTATCAGGTGCAACAGAACCAGTAACCGCAAGGGTCATGTCGATAGTATCAGCAGCAGTGATAATTACCGAGTTAGCACCGAAAGGAAGTAGGCCGTTAGTACCGGCTGCAACCCAACCAGCAGTGGTTAGATCGCCACCGTCGATGAAGTCATCACCACCGGCAACATCAAGATCGAATGTCGCACCGGTTGAGAGAACAACGTCTTCAACATAGGCAACCGCACCATGAAGGAGGGTATTAGCTGGAACAGGGATAACTTCTAGGACATCGGCATTAGCAAGGGAAGAACCCTTGAGAGTTACCGCGTCAGCCATAGAAACTACCTTCTCTACGGTGTAAGGAACATTAGCACCGGTACGAGACATGTGGTTGGTATTAGAACCAGTAGTTAGATCGTAAGCCATGATTCATACCTCCCTTATTCGTACACGTTGTAAACGGCGCGAGTGATAGCTTCTGGACGGAGAAGCTTACGGCCATAGAGATGTAGACCACGAACGACATCGCTAAAGCTGTCATTGTCACGATAGGTTTCAACCTTTTCGATCTGAGAAGCAGTAGCAACAGCGGAGTCGTGACCGGCGATGATAACACCGTAGTTACTGGAAGAACCACCAGTAGCAACAGTGCCCGGACCAGTACCGATGATTGGCAGGTTGTTGGACATGTAGATGCGGAAACCGCGAACCATACCATCGATGATACGACCGTTACGGAGGATATCACCGGCATCCTGACGACCGGCAAAGTCATTGCTTAGAAGCTTTGAGTTTTCGTCATTAAGCTGCTCGGCAAAGACCGGATCGACAACTAGCCAACGACCGTCACGATCAACGTTCTGCTGGTCTAGCTTACGAGCCATACGGTTAATAACCGCTAGAGGAGAGATTGCACTGGTGTTCTGACCAACTGGAATAGAGTTACCAGCAGAACCACCGAATGAACCGAGGTCGAGCTTCATGGAAGCAAGAAGACCATCAGCATCGGCGGACACTGGATCAGTACCAGACTTGTCAGCGGCAACACGAGCGGCACTAGCATTGGCGTGTAGAGCGGCCTGCTTGTAACCGGACATGTAACCGAAGATCTCCTGGTCAAACTGATCACGAAGGCGATAACCAGCACGATCAGTAGCAAGAGATTCAAAGTTCACATGAGAGTGAGCCGCCTCGATGTCATCGATCTTACCTTTATTTTCAATGGGTTACGCTACCAACCCACCCGTTCTCTTATGAACTGCTGCATATTTCTATGCAGAGAAGACTATATCATCACCCTATAAGGGGCTGGGCACTTCCGCTCGCTTGAGCGTATGGACTTCATAATCTGGCCTAGATCGTATGTCCTAGTCGTTGAACCTTCAAGAGCCTCCCGGCTCAAGCTTGGCTGCTGATTGCCTTGTAAAGAGTTTCTACCCAGAACTTAAATTCTTCTTCAGTTTTATCAGATTTCATCTGATTTACTGCCCAACAAACCCACCTAACATTCCCTTTAATATACCCTTTAGTAGAGTCAATCCTATCTAGAGAGGCTTTAAAAGGGTTGGCTTTCTTTCTCGGCTGAGTTTTTAAATCCATTTTCTGACCGGTTACCTCACACTGAAATTTAGAATCTTCTAAAAGTTTCAGCAAATACTCTGAGGTAACAGTAACTTCTAAACCTTTTTTGTTAGACCTTGTTCTTAGACTATAAAAGGTTTGAGAGATAAAGACGTTTATATTTTCTCGTCGGGCTTTCTGGTTAGCGTAGTACAGATCTTTATTTTTTTCTCTGTACTGACGAGATGTTTTACGATTACATACTTTGCAATAAAATGATAAACCGTCTTTGTTGGATTTAGTCTTATTAAACTCTGTTAAGGGTTTTGTTGTTTTACATTTAGAGCAGGTCTTCATACTTTTCTCCTCTGCTCTATATGTATTGTGATAGTTTTAAGAAGTCAACTCTTTATTTAGGGTTTCCAGCAATTCACCCAGTTCTTTAGATGCGGTTACCCGCAAATGCGTCTACGCAGCTTGTTGAAACGCGAAGTAGTTTGCCTGATCGATAACAAGAGTGAAATCTTCGTCATCTAGATCCTGTGGGACAACCTGTGTACCACGAGAATAAGCCTGAACAGAGACTTCTGGCTCTTTAATAATACGGACGGAATCGCCAAAGTTGGAAATTTCCCCCATATAGTCGTTATTTGTAATGTCCTCAACTACTGAGGTTTTACGAAAGGCAGTTTGTACCTTCTTAGAATAGATAACTGGACTAAAGTTACCATTAGGAAGGTTACCGTATCCTGCCGCACTCCTAAATGCCATGAGTTTTCTCCTTTCAAAAAGTGCGGAAAAGAGCTAACGTCGGTCATTCAAGGCTGACAAAGGATAGGGTGGGTAATTAAACCGGCCTAGTTTATCAGGTAGTTGAAAGCGAAGGTTAGCCGCTGTCATATTGTAAGCGGTAGTCCCAACCAAGGGGGCGCTTTTTGTAGTACTTGTATTATTATACTTTAGTCTAAAAATGGTGTCAAGTAAAAAATTACCTAGCACCTCCAGAAATATCGTACTCAAAGTTACCGGAACGAATAGCGTTCTCGATATCTTTTTCATACTTCTCATATTCCTGGGCGGTCAGCCGCTTAACACGAGACTCTGACCAAACACTTTTGCCATCACTGATATCTTCTCGACGGCTTCGAGCTGGTACTGACCGGGCTGCGTCAGTGTCCTTAGTGCGCTTCTTACGGCCATTCTCTGTTTTATACAGGTCAATAGCCTTAGCGGCACCTAAGAAATCTGTATCGTTATCATACAGTGCGCTCTGAATCCACTTAGGTTGATGAGCAACCCACTCATGGAAAGCCTTGTCCTGGCGTAGTTCATCAAAGTCTGGATGAAGTCGGGCCAATTCTTTCTCAGCTTTCTCTCGTGCGATCTTGGTCTCTAGTTCCTCGACTCGCCTTAGTCGCTGGTCGACCTCGCCACGAGCTTCCATAGCTTTCTTGGTAGCAATAGTCTCAACGATCTTAGCAACGTCTGGATACTTCTTTGCCCAAGCGTCTAGTTCTTCATCCGATTTCGGAAGTTTAACTTGCTTCTTAGTAAGAGCTTTAACCTGCTCTTGAAGTTGCAGAAGCTGACGGTTACTTTCTTCTTGAGTCCGTTGCATGTGGCGACGAAGGTCTCCATAACGCTTTTTAAACGTAGCTTCTTCAGGATCAAGGTTAGCATCTTCATCTTCCTCAGCGCGTTGTTCTGGTGATTTATTTCGTTCAGCTTCTAGTTCAGCAAGCTCCCGTTCATCTTCTTCAATACGGTTACTGCGATATTTCATAGGTGTATAATTATTCTGTTCTACTTCGGCAGTCACAGACATGTTAGTCTCCGTTTGGGGGCCTCTAGTAGCCTCTCACCTTGAGAGGGGTATAGGGTAGCCCACAGTCTTGACCCTTATACTTCTTTGTTAGGGTCACTCATAAGCCCGATAGTCTGTAGAAAACTGGGTGTAAAAATAGATGATAAAGCTAAAGAGGCTGACTCAACAGGTTTATCGGAAGTCATCCGACGTGATGTTGGTACATAGCCGATACCATCAACATAGGTGTAGCCTTCATAAAGATCTGTTGGTTTTTCTTCTTCTTCGACCACTTCTGGTTCGCGTTCTGCTGGAGGCTCACCTGGACCGCCTTCGGGATCACCCACATCACTAGGTCCATCACTCTCACCATCACCATTAAACGACATCAAACCTTTTGGACCTATATGCTGATATTGATCGGGGGATACTTCTTGTCCGCTGCCTTCTGGACTAAAGCCTTGCTTTGCTTGACGTAAAGAAGCAGCTTCTTCGGGTGTAATATAAGCTAGGTAAGCAGTTTTACCCGGAGCACTAGAGAATGCAACAGGGGCGGTAATTACCTTATCACTTTCCACTACACCGTCTGAGTCAACCGACCTATCAATATTTGCTTGGGCGTATACCCCCTTAGAAAAAATATCAGAGGTTGGTAATACTTCTTCTCCATTAAGAGAATCTGAATTTAACATACCACCTTCAGCAAACCCCCTAGCCATGATACCATTACGGGTTACGTAACCGCCGTATTTAAGTTTACTAAGTGGTTTAACACCCTTTACTGTACGGCGGTAACCAACGCCTGGAACATATGTGTAGTCACTTAAAGAATCTGTGTCTGTTAATTTTTCAGTATCCGTATCTACTTCTTCATCGTCCGGGGTGTTTCCCTTCTCGCCCTGCCCCTCACCCGCCGGATCACCGGTACCGCTGCGGGTATTGCCGCCCTGAAACCCCGGCTCGTCGGCCCTGTCGTAGGTCATGCCGGCCTCTTCGACGGCGCGCTCCGCCGAGTACCCGGCCACTTGCGCGGCATCCAAGGCCATCGCGCCGCTGCGGCTGTATGCCGCCAACTCCGTCAACGACATATCGCCCCTCCTGGCTCGGTCCAGGCGATCCCTCGCAACGGACTCGTACCCGGCGTGCACCCCGCCGGGATCACGATTGGCGCGATCGATAGCAGCCGCGACATCGGCATCGGTGACGTCCGACTTATCGGTGCCGCTGAAGCCCGGGCTCGACTTCCCGGCCCCGGGCGCGTCCTCGCTACCGTCATCGACCCCACCACCGTAGCCGCCGGTGTCCGGGCCGGCGGGCGCGTTGGCAGCCTCGGCTTCGGCAGCGGCAGCCTCGGCGTCGGTGGCAGCACCGGGGTCTCCTGCTTCGGAATCATCGCCGCTACCGCCAACACCGCCACCATTAGCAAAACCCATAGCCATTAGACCTTTAGGATGATGCTCGGCAACAATAACTTCTACAACACCTTCCGGCTCCATATATTCAGTCTCATCGTCATCATCTTCAACATAACCATTCTCGTCTACGTTCTCGATGATACCAAGGTCTTCCATCTGTTGTAGTTCAGCCAGAGCCATTCGGTGCATATCAGCAATATTCTTAAGACCGATATACCTAACTACATTAGCCGGTAGGACATATTCACCTGTGGATAGATAAGCAGGGATATCATCCGCTACTTCCTCTGGTGTTGCACCAGGAGGTGGATCAGGTACATCATCGTCATCATCTTTTTTACCGAACTTTACTTCTTTTTCCACGGAACCACCTTCTGCTTTCCTTAAGTTTTCAGGGCGAGGTTGAGGGAGAGGAGGATTATCAATCACTGTAGGGCGACGACCTGGGAGTGGAGGATTATCAATCACTGTAGGGCGGCGAGTTGGGAGTGGGGGATTATCAATCACTGTAGGGCGACGAGTTGGGAGTGGGGGATTATCACCCGTAGCACTTGATGATTGATCTTCTTCCAAGCCTAAGAGTCTACGTAATTTCTCGCCTACACTCTCTGCAACCCCTTCTAAAGTGTCTACCGTTTCACCTACATATTCAGAGGCAGTGTCGTACGCATCACTAGCATACTCACCAACTGTATCTACAGCGTCTCCTAAATATTCCCCTACGGTATCTAGGAATCCAGGTTCTTCCTCAGCCTGATCGCTAGTAACAGTGCCGGTATCAGAAGGAACGGTGTCATCTTCGGGACGAAAGGTATCACCCCCACCACTAGGATCTTGCATACTAGAGAGCACCGCTGAGACACGATCAGAGGTAACGCCTGTACCCTGACCTTTATAAGTACCTGTCTCTGTCCCAGGCTTAGGGATACTAGCAAACTGAGAAGATAGCTTTTCCTGAAATTCTTCTGGGGTAATTAGTCCTGCCGAGAGTTCTTGTAGACCTTGTTCTTCCATTAGCGCGTCGAATAGACGATCCTGCACCTCCGGGCTAAACACATCAGTATCTTTATATCCTAAACGGTTTTTAAGATTTTCTAAGGTCGGTCCTATAAATTGATAACGGCCTACCGCACTTGTCCCCCGATTTGTATTGTCAAAAGTCCCCTTAGTAGCGTTGACCTGCCTTCTCTGAAAATCTGCTAGTTCCTTAAAAGTCATTTGAGAAATAGGTTTACTAGGCTGTAGATACCGACCGTAGCCAAAGGGGAGATCGTAGCCAGAAGCAAAGTTTTCTTGAACAGCCCTCTCATCGGTTGTACCCTCAGCCTCTGCAACTAAATTTCTAAGGTCAACAATATCAACCATTACTTATCCCTCTCCGCAGAACTTTGGATTTCTAGTTTCATAGTCTTAAGTCTTTTTAGTATAGCCGTAGCACCTTGAGCTTTATAAATAGTTTGTATATCCGTTGCCTGCTCTAAGGTTCGATGTTGTTCAGAAATCTTTTCGTCCAGATAAATACCCATCAGTTCATTAAAGTCTGGGTTACTGACAATGGGTAGAACATCTCTAGCTACTTTAGGATTCATCA